CAATGGCGGAGGTGAGAACTCACCAAAGCTGGAGGGACAGGATGATTACTATGACATGTTTATGGCAGAGCTCCAAAATCAGTTGTAGGAGTTATACAACTGACCTAATAAAATAAATGCGAAAGAAGTCGAAAGACAACAACGCATTTCATAAGGAGTATACGGTAATGCGTTAGAAGTTGCAAGACTTCTGACGCATTATTTTTTTGCGCAAAAAGGAGGGGCGCGAAGTGGTAACGGTAGAAGAACTACTTAACACAACAGACAAGGTGAGCAGATTAAGGGTGTTTGAAGAAGGGCAGCAGGCATTTATCGGTTTTATGTTTGATCTGATAGATTACAGCCCGGAGCTATGGCAGAAATGGAGAGAGCGGGAAGTAAAGAAGTTTAAGTTTTACCTTGATATCAAGCATAAAAAATGGCAGGAGCTTGGCCTAATGGCACCTTTGGAGCCGGAGAACGTAGCAACATATCAATTTAGCGATCTGCAAACAGAACTATATTACGAGATTTATCTATAAGGAAGGAGCGAGAACATGAAGAAGAGCAAGTGGTTAGTGTTAGAGGACAGAAAGAAGATCGAGGAAATGTACAACAGCGGCGAAGCAGTGCAGGATATCGCAGACAAGATGCACAGAAACAGAGCGACCATATATAACGAGCTTCGCAGAGGCGAGACCGGGGAAATGGACGCGAACGGGAGACCGGGTTACAGCGCAGAGACGGCGCAGAAGAGAGCATACGAAACAAGGCAGGAGTGGCGCGGACTGGCAGCGGTAGCAGAATAGGAGGACAAGACAATATGCGGGAGATTAAAAAGAAATGGATCCTTGCGAACATCGTAAACGAAGCACTGAAAGCGGTTGTTGTGCTGGCGGGGCTGTTTATTATCGGGCTGGCAAGCGGAATCGCAGAAGGAACGGTGCCGGTGCTTATATCCATAATGGCAATAATAGGGCTGGGCTATATATGCCGCGATTGCATGGACGTAGTAGTTGAGCTGGAGGACATCATCAAAGACCAAGAGCGATATATGAGACGAAGGAAACGCAAGGCGGCAGAAATAAGCAGGCGATTAGAGGAAATAAGCACAAGCAAAGTAGACATTGAAGCATTAAAGATACCGAAACAGAGACAGATTCAATCATAGGAGGCGAGTATGAACGAGAACAAGTGGAAGAAGATACGGGCTATCAGAATAAAGCCTATAAGTATCATCATTGCATTTATCGTCATTCTCGCCTTTTTCGCGCTTACAGCACAGGGGAATACACAGGGAGATAACGGAGTAGAAAAAGACGAGATCACAACAGAAACGGTTACAGGAGAAATAAAACGGGCGGAAGCAATGCCGGTGGCCGGCATAACAAAAGAGCTGGCAGCGGCAGCGGAGCTTTCGGAAGCACAGGAAGAAGCACAAGCAGAAGAAACGGACACAATCGCCGTAGAAGAACCGGAAGAGGAAAACAAATATCGCGAAGAGATACCGGTATCAGAACAGTTACAGGAATGGTTTATAAAATATTCGATCATGTATGATTGTCCGCTGGCGCTCGCATACGCCACGGCGGACGTAGAGACGGAGTTTACAACAGAGACGGTCGGGGCAGCGGGGGAGATCGGGATCATGCAGATATACCCCGGCAAAAGCGGAAGATATTTTGAAGAGTACGAAAGACAGATAGGGCTTGATCCGGCAAGCATTGAAGGAAACATAGCCTGCGGATGCTGGCTACTTGGAAACTACCTGCAGACATACGGAGATATAGAGCGAGCAGCAATGGCTTACAACATGGGAGTAGGCGGAGCAATGAACCTATGGGATTCGGGTGTATATTCCTCTAAATATTCAAGAAAGGTAAAGGCAGCATACGAAAAGTGGAACAAGGTGTTGTCTGATGGTGCATAAATGTTAGAGCTTAACAGAGCCTATAACATGGACTGCATGGAAGGTATGGCGCAATTCCCGGACAAGTTCTTTGATCTCGCGGTAGTTGATCCGCCGTATGGCGGAGCGGGGCAGGATTTCAAAAGAAGCGACAAGAGCAGATTCGGCGGAAAGTTCGACAGATACAAGCGCGACAACCCCGTAAATAGTGCGGGGGGTACGGCGTTGAGCGCCGAGGCGGTACATGGGCGAGTAAATACGGCAAAAAAATCATAAGCTGGGATCATGCGCCCGGCGAGGAATACTTCAAAGAGTTATTCCGGGTAAGCAAAAATCAAATTATATGGGGCGGTAATTATTTTGAGCTGCCGCCTAATAGATGTTTTCTGATATGGAGAAAGACAAATATCCCGGAACAATTTTCAATGGCTATGGTGGAATACGCATGGTGCAGCATGAACGACAACGCGAAAATGTTTGAGTGCAGCAGTTCCACCGGCGGAAGGTTTCACCCGACGCAAAAGCCGGTATCACTCTATCAATGGATATACGCCAATTATGCAGAGAAGGGTTACAAGATACTTGATACGCACCTCGGCAGCGGCAGCAGTCGAATAGCAGCATGGGAAAGCGAAAAGCAGTTGGAGTTTATCGGGTTTGAGATTGATACAGATTATTACGAGAAGCAAGAAAAACGGTTCAAGGAAGAGTGCGCACAAATGAATATTTGGCACTTGATATAAAGAGAAAGCAAGGAGGACAAAATGGAAGGAAGATTGACAATAATGAGCGTAGCAGATAAGTGCGCTGCGGGAGACTGGAAAGCATACACGGGTAAGGATGGGAAGATTTACCTGCAGGAAGGAGCATTGAAAACCTGCCTGTCGTTCGAGGATCCCGGAGACCGGGAGAGATTCGGAGAAAACGAACAGAGAGACAACGGGCCGTATAAAGGGTTTTTGATGATTAAGTGCGAGCAGTGCGGAGAAGTAAAAGGATTCTGCGCAAGACAGGAAACATACTCTTTCAAATGTAACGAGTGTGGATATGAGACGCCGCTTGAAGGCTTGAAACCTATGTACATGAAGTGTAAGTGCGGCGAAGAGTTCAGATATAAGACCAACTTAACGGATAAGGTCTTTTCAAGAAACTGCCTATCCTGCGGATCGCCGGTTGATATGCAGCTCAATAAAAGAGAGACAGCGTATGTAACAATAGGCGGGAGCGGGAAAAGATAAAGGGAGCTTCCTTTTGGTCGAGGATAATCATACATCACGGAAATAAAACAGGGCGGCTTGGCTCCGCTGCCCGGAAAGGAGTTTTGACGATGAAAGACGAAAAGAGCGCTATGCAAAAGACAACAGAGGCTTTAACAGGGCTGTTTGTGATAGCGATTGTAGGTCTTTGGCTGGCAGCGGCGGCACTTGGGCCGCTTGCGATCATTAAATATTGTTGGGGGTATCTGTTTTGATTAAAGAGCATGAGCTAAAGATAATGCCGCAGTATTTTGAAGCAGTAAAAGAAGGCCACAAATGGTTTGAGCTTCGGAAAAATGACAGAGATTTTAGATACGGCGACATTCTGATCTTGAAGGAATGGAACGGAGAACGATACACAGGGGAAGAAATACGCCGCCGGGTAATCGGAGTATTGAAGGATGTACCGGAGTACGGATTGAAAGACGGCTATTGCATATTGAGCATGGAGCCGGTCGGACAAATGAACGGCGAGACAATGATAGGACAGATCATAGAAGAAGTAAAGAATGAGATATGCGACAAATACTGCAAGTGGCCGGATATATGGGATGAAGAAAAAGAAGGTTGCGAGCTGTCAGAAAGTGACGTGTGCAATTATAAGTGTCCGCTACATAAGTTGTGAGGTGGTTATATGATCCGGATAGTACAAGCGCCGCCGGGGATTTGCTGGGCTTCGGATGTACTTTTAGGCAAAAGAGAATTTCCGACTTTCAACAAAAAACCTGCAGCGGGAGACGAGTTCAAAAAGATATTTGAAAAGGAGCTGGCACGGCTGGATGCGGAAGAGAAAGAAAGGACTGATACAGAGTGAGAGATTTTTACAGGAGAGGTACAGAGTGGGAGCCGTTAGAGAACGGGAAGTGTAAGTTTTGCGGATGCAGCAACAAGGAAGGACAGCGCCAACATATCCGGGTAACAAAGATCATAGACAAAGAGGACGGGTGCGAGCTGGGGTACGGCGTTTACTGCGATAATTGCAGCGCACAAACAAAAATCTTTGAAAAATCTGTCGGAGCTATGGCAAGCTGGCGGGCCGGTGATTATACGATACCGATACAGAGCGAAGAGCGGATATTAGAAGGCTGTATTGATTTATTAAAGGGGCTTACGGAAGTATTCAAAGAGTATTTAGACTTTATGGGAGTGGAGCCGGACGGAGAAGAGGAAATATTTTCACATGAAATGCCGGTAAGTAAGATCGTAAACAGGCTGTTTTTATACCACACAAACCACAGCGGAGGAACAAGTACGGGTGCAAAGTGTAACGAGCTTGGAACGGGCGAAAAATACGGCTGGGGCGTGACATTTTCATGCAATTACGAAGAGGACGAGGATGATGAATAACAAAGGCATGATCCGTCAATGTGTCGGATGTGGATATTCAAAACACATTAGCCTTGAAGGAACGGCGGAAGAGATCGAAGCGCGGTGTCACGAAACAATAGCGGCCGAGGGCTGGCGGTATGCGCCGGAGCATGACGGCTATGTATGCGGAAGCTGCGCAAAGAACGGAAGCCCGGACAAGCTGTACGAGTTGTTCACCGGAAAGATTAAAAAAGCAAATAAGGTAAACAGCTATAAAGCGTTAATGCTGGATATGTGCAGACAGCTTGAAGCGTTTAAGGAGCTGGATTCGCTCACGGGGTAAATACCATGACAGATACCGAGATAATCAGATCATACAAAGGAGCAGGAACACGGAAGAAACACCAAATAACGGTACTCGCACAGCTTAATGATTGCACGCGATACGAGATCATAACGAGACTTACGGCAGCAGGCGTAGAAATCACGGACGGTCAATATATAAAGCAATGCGAAAAGACGCAGGACAAAGAACGGGCAGAGCTACGAGCGGCAGACGAGGAAGCATACGCGGCAGCGGCCGCAAGGAAAGAAGGAAAGAAGATGCCGGAGAAGGTGAATAAAGAAGATGCAGTGCAGCAGTCGCAGAGAATGGAAGAAAAGACAGAAAAGGCAGCAGGCAAGAAAAAGAAAGCAAAAACGGACGTTATGCCGCAATGCGTTTACGATGCGCTTATTGCAAGGCTTGATGTGCTGGAAGGAGAAATGCGGAATATTACCAACAGGAAAAAGGAGCTGGAAGAAGCGTTGACAGAAAAGGAGAACGAATACAAGGAACTTTGCCGGTTCATGGGAATAGGAGCGTTTGATTGAGCGAGGTGTGAGTATGCTTGAATTTTACAATACGAGATATCCGAAAGCAATGAAACAGTATAAATGCGAGTTTTGCGGAAAGACCATAGAAAAAGGCGAGAGATACTTTTATTATGCCGGAAAATATGACGGTCGGTTTTTCACGACAAAATATTGTCTGATATGCAAGAAGATCACAAGCGAGTATTGCAGTGAAATTGATAACGAATACGACGAGGACGAAGTGCGAGAGTGGCTACACGACAAACAGTGCCACGACTGCAAACACGGCGGCAGATTCGACGATGATTGCGAGCATACAGAGACGCAATGCCCGATAGTAAGAGAGATATATGAAAAAATGGTTAAGGAGGACTGAAAATTGATTGACGAAGCGAATAGGCTACTTTATGTATGCAGCCCGTATCGGGGCGAGGTGAAGAGAAACAAGCAGTACGCAAGAGAGCTTACAAGACTTGCGATTGATAAAGGATTCCTGCCGGTAACGGTACATTTATATATTACGGAAGCGACGGACGACAACAACGAAGCAGATAGAGCAATCGGGATGCGGGCAGGACAAGAGATATTAGATCACTGTAAATATATTCTGATCGGGGGAAAATACGGACTGTCACAAGGAATGGTAGCGGAGATACGCCGCGCATTAGATACCGGGAAAATAATTCTGACCGTAGCCGGAGAGAACGAGGACGAAATCAGCGCAGATGTAAATGTGGCACGACTTGACAGCTTTACAAAGAGGATCCCGGAAGGCTGGATGATCGGACAAAGAGGCGGAGAGTGGGCCGATATGCCGACAATGCTACCGGCGACATAAGGGAGGCAAGTATGGAAGAAGCAAAGTTATATATACCAAGTGGCGGAACACCTTTTACGACAGCGGATGCAGTAATAAGGGAGTGTAACGATAAAGAATGGCTGGAAGATGTGATTTTCTTCCTCCAATGCTATTACGACAGGGTATACGGAACAGATACAAGGAGCGAGACGGAGAATGGGAAGCAGGACAAAGATTGAATGGTGCGACGCAAGCTGGAACCCGGTAACGGGATGCCTTCACGGGTGCGAGTATTGTTACGCACGGGCAATGGCTAACCGATTCGGGGCATTTTGGGAGAGTATGAGCGGCCTGCCGGTACTCGAACAACCGGCAAAGGGCAGCAGGATAAACAAGGACGGCAAAGCAGAGACAAGAACGGAGCCGTACCCATACGGATTCACACCTACATTCCACCGGTACAGGCTTGACATACCGAAGCGCTGGCCGAAGCACAAAGTTATATTCGTATGCAGTATGGCAGACTTATTCGGGGAGTGGGTGCCGGATGAATGGATAGAAGAAGTGTTTGAAGCGTGCAGACAGGCACCGCAGCATACATATTTATTTTTGACGAAGAACCCGAACAGGCTTTGCGATCTCGCAAATAACAATAAGCTGCCGACAGACAAAAACTTTTGGTATGGAAGCACGCTTGACAGCAAAAAGGCGAAAAGATACCCCGGAAGATTCAGAGATCACACATTTTTGAGCATCGAACCATTGCGGGAGTATATGAACGCAGGTTTAGGGAGTTTTGGTAGCGCTGAATGGATAATCATAGGCGCGGAGACCGGGAACAGGAAAGAGAAGATCATACCGGAGAAAAGCTGGATTGATAATATCTGCGAAGCGGCAAGCATTACGCAGGCAGCAGTATTTATGAAAGATAGTCTGACGCCCATTGTGGGCGAAGAGAATATGCGGCGAGAGTTCCCGTGGGATATGCCGTGGTACAGAGAATAGGAGGCGGAAGGAATGAAGATAGGCAAATACACAAGGCTTATAAAGAAACAGGGCTACGGAGTATGGATAAACTCAAAAGACAAATCGGTTTATCTCGCGACCGGAGCAAGCATATACAAAGCGCCGGGGCTGCCGCCCGTAAGCGGAACAGGAGCAATAACAGCGGTGCTTGACATCGACCAAAAGGCAGCGGGAAAGATTTTTTTGAAAGAGGAATATGCCGAAGGCGTTACCGATGTGCTGGGTTTTGATTTATCGGACTTTCCGCAGGAAGGAGAACAGGACGCAGAGAGACTAAAGGTTGCAGCAGTGGAAGAAGGAGCGATCTTTTCAGTTTTGCGCAGCAGAGACGGCGAAATGGTGTTTTACAATCAAGAACTGCTCGCGCCGCTGGCGGATAAGCTCAACGATAAGGACGGAAGCGCCTATATCAGTTACGCCATAAGGAGACACAACCGAAACGGGCAGCCTTTTATTGTGGTTAAAGACGGATTTCAAACACTGGCTGCAATAATGCCGGTTTCGGTACTGTCTGATGAATATATTAGCGACCTGCAGGATTTTCAGATCATGTGCATGGATCAGCTAAACAGAGACAAGGCAAGAGCGGCAGAGTGCGCGAAAAGAAAGGCCATGGAAGAAGGACGACAGACCACGCTTGACGATCTCACAAGCGCCGAGGACGGTTCAGAGTAGTTTTTTCTTATATATAAGAAGAAATGACCGCGAAAAGGGCGAGAAAGCGAAAAAGAACGACAAAAGCGCCGTAAATAGGCGGCGCTTTGAAAAAATCTGACCGCCGGGGCGCGGTAAAGGGCTTGTATATCACTCTTATCTTTAGAGACATAGTTCAGATTGATAAATTATATAAAAATATTATCTGTTATCTGACTATGTAGGTGGAATTAGGAGAAAGGGGAGATAAACGAGAGAAAGAGGGATGCAGATTGAGTAAGACAATATTTTACAGAGAGCAAAAGCATATATGCGGGAGAGATTACGATACAGCCGGATATATGGAGGTTGATCTGTACCCGGTCACACCAGCACAACACAAAATGGGTGCAAGAGGGAAGAAGAAGGAAGCAACCTCACTTGCGCAGCAGGTATACAACGAAAAGAGAGCAAAAAGGTATCATGTTCAGTTGGTGAATACGAATTTTGGCAAAGGGGATTTTTCATTTACTGCGACATATAACGATGAACACCTGCCGGATCCCGGAGATAAAGAGAGAGCGGACAAAGACTGGTCAAATTACATGAAAAGGGTATACAGGTGGTGTGATCGCAACGGAGTAGAACGCCCGAAGTGGATAATGGCGACAGAATACACAACAGTACAGGACGACGGCAGCACAACAGGAAGGCACCACCACCACGCTATCATACAAAAGACCGAGGGGCTGAATCGGGATGTGCTGGAAGAATTGTGGAGAGACAGGGCCGGCGAAAGTATGGGAATGTGCCGGTGTGAATATTTGCAGGTAGAACACGGGAGCGTGGAGAGCCTTGTTAATTATATATCCAAAAACAAAAGGTGCGATAGGAGCTGGCGACAGTCAAAAGGATTGGAAAAACCGAAAACACCGAGACCGAATGATACAAAGTGGAGCGGGAAGAGATTACACGAAGCAAGCACGCTTTACATTGACGATAGGGATTTTTGGGAGAAGCAATACCCCGGATTTATATTTGACAGAGCAGAAACAAAAGTTTCTGATACCGGGGCGAGGCATACGACGGTGATTATGTACAGGGAGACAGGATATCACGCAAAAGGGCAAAAAGAGCGGAGGTTTTACGGATAAATGCACATGGAATTAAAAGACCTGCCGCCAAGGATGCGAAAGCAGGCATTGAAGATCATAGCGGAAGAAGATGCGCGGAAAGGATCGGCGTTAAAAAACCTTGCAACGGCAGCGGCGGCAAAAGCACGACAAGAGGGAGCAGATTTTGACAGCCGGGGAGAGTATGAATATTACATAGGCGAAGTGCGCCCAAAATTAAAGAGCGGTGAGATTACAAGCTGTGAAAGGCAGCCTGCTTTTGAATTGTTCCCGCCGGGAGAATACAACGGGGAAAAACTGCGAGCAATACGATACACGGCAGACTTTAGGCTTAATTATGCTGATGGAAGGGTTGAAATTGTCGAGGTTAAGAGCAAATTTGTAAAAAGGATGCAGAGAGATTATCACATAAGGCGCAGACTGTTTATAGAGCGGTACGCAAGGCCAAACGGATGGATTTTTACAGAGATCATCACGGCGGACAGCCGAGAAGATATAAAAGCGTGGAAAGGTAGGTAGAAGCATGAGCAGAAGAAGTGGAAAGGTGATTTACCCGTCATTTTATGGGCGGAACGTAGCGAAGCACGCAGAGAAGAGGTATTTGAGAGATCAAAAGACGAAAGAAGAGCGGCTAAACGATCTCCGGGTGTCGGTGGCGTCAATCATGGGGCATTATACATTGTCTGCGCTCCGGCAGCAGTTCGAGGCGACAGAAGAGCAGGCGCAGGAAGTATACCGCGTTGAAGAGACAACAGCGCTGTGGTTCAAGGAAATGCAGCAGATAAACGGGCGCGAGCTGGCTATGGTTACGCTGGCCGGGCTGGTAGAAGATGTGCAGCCGGATTCATTTTGGATCCCGGAAGTAAAAGGCAAGACGCTTGAAGAGCTTAACGCAATGAAGGATGCAGCAGAGCTTACAGCAAGGGTTTATTGCAAAGCGATCAAAGAAGTGCTTGGATTTGGCAAAGAGGATATGCAAAAAGTGTTCACAACAGCAAAGCAGTTATACAAAGACAGCATAGATGCAGACGGGCAAAAGGACAGCGAAACCGACGGAGAAGAAGCGGGGGTGTAACAGAGTGACGAAGGATAGCGCAAAGAATATCGCAGTTTATTTCGCAAACATACCGGATATGCTGAATTATGAGCGAAAGTGGCGCGAGAAAATCGAGGACGAGTATTATAACAATCTCAAAAGCCCAAGTCTTGAAGGGATGCCGCACGGTGCGTCAGTAGGCAGGCCGACAGAGACACAAGGCATTAAAGCTGCGGAAGCGGGAGCCGGTGCGGCGGTAGAAAGTGCAGCGGAGAGGATAAAAATTCTTGAAGCGGACATGGAGCAGATCAAGGCGGCGATAGATGGCATGAACGGTAAGTACAAAAAGGTCATTTTGTGGAGGCATGTTTACGAGTACAGTTGGCCCAAGATTGCGGTACAATTTTCGCAGCCGGAAAGCACTGTTAGATACTGGTATGATAAAGCCCTCGAAAGGATGGGGGAAATACTCGAAAACGACGTTGTTTTGGTAGCTGATTTAGAGCAAAGAGCCTCGCGCGCGCGTTAATGGAAGAAACAGAAGCAAAACGACATAAAATGCGGTGCCGGTTGACCTATTTTCGGAGGAAGGTTTCGGGGTGTCAGATCGGGCAGCAGGAGACCTATAAAATATGTCTTTTCGGAAATGATTTTTGCGCACAATGCGAAACCATTTCCGCCGGCACGAAAAGAGCGTGAGAAAAACAATTTGCGAATAGGCGAAAAGCGACAGAGAACGACACAAGAACGGAAGGAGATACGGCAGCATGGTTTTGTGGGAAGATACAACAGAAGAAGAGAAGTTCAAAGCGGTGTTTTGTGCGCAAGTGAAACGCTCCGGCGGCGCGGTAATGCTTCGCGTGTTGGACGAGATCGGATTTTTTGAAGCTCCGGCAAGCACGAAATATCACGGGAGTTATAAAGGCGGACTGGTAGAGCATAGCAATAATGTGTGCAGAAGGCTTTTGTGGCTGGCAGCAGATCAAGCAAAGAGAGAAGGGCGGCAGCGGTACAGCGTGGAAACGCTGGTTATTGTGGCGCTGCTACACGATATATGCAAAGCAAAAGCATACCGGGAAAACACAGAAGGCGGTTTTGTGTATAATACATACGATTTACCATACGGACACGGCGAGAAGTCCGTATTTATGATTATGCAGTGGATGAGCCTAACAGAAGAAGAAGCACTGGCGATCCGGTGGCACATGGGAGCGTATGACAATGCGGCGCGTCACGATCTCCGGGAATTGTCGCGGGCTATGGAGCAAAGCGAGCTTGTGGTTATGCTTCACATGGCGGATATGCTGGCTACGCATTTGGACGAAGCGCAGCGGGATTGAAGGGAGGTTTTGTGGTATGATAGAACTTAAAAAATGTCCGTTTTGTGGCGGGAAAGCGTACACTTTTCATATACCGGACAACAACGAAGAAGAGCAAAAGCTACACCCAAAATGGCGCTGGAACAACGCAGGAATGTGGGTTGTCGGATGCCATGAAGATATGTGCATGGGATCAATAAACAATGTGACAATGATCTTTGTTACAGAAGAGCAGGCAGCGGAAGCGTGGAACAAAAGAGCATAAAAAGATAACCCCGGCAGGCGTGGAGCTTGTCGGGGTTTTGTTATGCGGTTTTGCTTATTCAGTCAATAGCCGGTGCAGCTCTTCGAGGATGTATTGCAGTCCGTCAAAGGTTAGGTTGTCGCGGTCTCCGATGATGCCGGTATAAGCGTAACGGATCCCGTCGGGCGTTTCGTATTCGTAGAGGTAAAAGGGCTTCAAAGTTTTATAGTATGCGTATGCCGCCGGGCTTAATCGCTCGGCAGCAGCACGGCCCGCAAAGGCTTGTTTGCTGGTATAAGTCATTTTGTTTTGCCCTCCTTTTCGTCTATGGTCGTGACACACAAGCCGTTTATCGTGTCGGGATGCTCTGCCACATAGGTTTTGATTTGCTCCGGGTCAGTCGTTATGTACGGACATCCGGCAATCGGGATCCGATACATTCCTGCGATACTGCCGCCGGGAGTATATGCGCCGGGGTGAGCAAAGCACAATTCAAGGTTGTTTATGGTTATGCTTTCCGGATCGATGTTGTGATAGATTTTTGCGCGCACTCTTTTTGTGTCGGCGTCAATCCATGATCTTAATATATCCATTTTGTCCTCACTTTCTGCCCGGTTTACCCGCCGGGCGCGGGAGATTTTGTTATTTAATTTTGTGGTACAAGGTTTAATCTCTGTAAAGCATATTCGGCGTTGTTGGTAAGCTGGCGCTGCCATGCTTTATTTTTGGGAGACCACCGGAAACCGTTTTGTTTTAATGCGTTGCGCGTCTCTTCGTCCGGGATGCTGTCAAAGATTATTTGCAGCCGGTCAAGAATCGTGTTGCGGATGATCTCGCCGCCTTCAAACTTTTGGTTGCTTGTGTCGCCGGATTCCTGCGCCGCTTCTCTGCGGTCGAGTTCTGCGAGCCGTTCCTCCGTTCTTTTGATTTTGTCGCGGAGGCTTGTCAATTCGTAATCGGGAAATGGTTTTGTGATCCATGCGCACCGGTTCAACATTTCGTTGATCTCCGCGGTGAGCTTTTCGGCATAGCTGGCGGATAATTCCGGGCAGCCTATAAAGGTTTTGTGCTTTCTCCAATAGGCGTTTAGTGCCTTGTCGCGTTCAAGCTCTTTCTGCAAGCTGTCGAGACGTTCCTGCAGCATTTCGCGGGCGTGCGGGTCGGCAAGGTCAATCGGGCCGGTGCCGACGCTTTTTATTTTGTCAACGAGGGCTTTGATCTCGTCGTATTCAGCCCACAAAGAGCGCTCACGGTTCATTTTCTTTTCGTGTTTGCGTACCGGATATTTTGCCGGGCCGGAGATAAACCACGACGGGCAGCTTGCCTCGTTTCTGTTGTAATCGTTGTACCATTTTGCGAGCCGGTATGCATAGCGGTCAAGCAGGCGATCTATTTTGTCGTGATAGAATTGTGATACTTTTCGTTTTTGTGCTGCTGCGATCTCTGCGGCGCTGTCAACACTGGCGCGGTATTCGTTCGTTGCGCTGTCCTTTTTGTAGTCGCCCATGTGGACGGCGTACCACGCGTGGCGGGCTGTCTCTTCGCTGATGTCGTAATACTTACCCGGTGCCGGGGAGGGTGTTGCTTCGTTTTGTGCGGATGCTTCCGGCATTGTCTCCGGTTCCGTTTTGGATTCCGGCAGCGCCTCCGGGGCGATCTCGTTTTGTATTGCGGCGATTTCTTCCGGGGCGTTTTGTGTTTCGGATTCTTCCGGGGATCCTTCTCCGAGAAAATCGAAGAGAGAAACCTGCGCGGGCGCGTCCTGTTCGGATGCTTTTGTTGTTTCGTTTTGTGCGGATGCTTCCGGCATTGTTTCCGGTTCCGGCGTCGTCTCATTTTGTGCGGCAGCGTCCTCGGCCTTCATGCGTTCAACAGTTGCGCGGTGAAATGCTGCAATGCGTTTTTCTTTTTGTGCGGTTTCGCTATCCTCTCCGAAGCGCCAAGCCCAAGTTTTAGCGGCCTCTTCGCTTTTGTTAGTCTCTTCTTCAAAATGAGCGATAACCTCGGCGCGGTCGATATCGAAAACAACCTCGATAGTAGCATATTTTTTGTTGTGTTCGTGGGCTGCCGCGTTTTTCATGCGGTCGCTGCAATAGGACGAAAGCGGCCAAAAAGCTAAATGATATTTTGCGGTGCTGATCTTGCCGCGTTTGCTGATCTTGTGCAGGCTGTAATCGCTGCCGAGCCAAGACGCGTCGCCGGGCGTGCGGTCAATATAATAATATCCGTTGTCGTTCTTAAAATAGGCGTTTTCGATTTTTACAATGTCGCCGGTTTTCATGGTGCGTCCGTTTTTGTCCTGCATCAATTCGTTGTTTTTTTCTAACATGGTTTTGTCCTCCTTGTTTTTGTTTTCTCTTTTTGTGGTGCTTTTTAGCAAGCCCAGCCGCCGGCGGTGATCCGGCAGCCCGTCCTCCGTGCGGGGCGTTTCGTGTTAATACTCAGCTTTTATAATCTCGTCGAATAATTCAGTATAACCGCTGTACCGGTAAGATATTATTATGTCGTCGGTTATGTCGTCCGGGGTGAAGTTGTCAAACATTATGCAGCTTATGAGATCGCCCTCGAAATTATCCTCGACACCTTCAAACTGATATAAAAACCCGGTGCCGGTACTCATTGTTACAATGTTGTTTTGTGTGTCACATTCCGTTATAATGCAGGTTGTCGGGTAGATTGTGCCAGCGGCAGCAAGTCCGGCGGCGGTGATGATTGCAGCAATTTTCTTTTTCATAGATTTGTACCTCCATTTTGTGACTTTGTTTTTGTGGTCTCTTTTGAGAGAAGCCCCGCCGCCGGCGGTGATCCGGCAGCCCGTCCTCCGAGCGGGGCGGTGGTTTTATGCTACCAACCAAGCAATTTTATCAATGTACCCATCTTTTAAGTTTGTGACCTCTTCAAGATCATTTTGTATACTGCTATATCTGTAAAGTCGCCCGGTCTTTTCGTTTCTAAAAATCACGCACCATGAGTAAGCTGCAAAGGGTGTAAACAGTTCGCCGCGGCAGGTGTACGGGCTTTTGTTTATGTTGCCGTCAAAGCCGATTTTGTTGTTTACTGTTTTAACCTCGAAGATAATCCCGGTGGTACCTACCTTTTCCTCTGTAGGGATTTTGTGCATCCAATGATTGATAAAATGTACCGTGATTTTGTCGCCGTCTTTCAACATGATTTTGTCCTCCTTTTTGTTTACTGTGATTTTGTGGATTTTAAGAACTCTTAAAAAGTCTGTAAAGATATCGCTTTCCGTCCATTCCGGGCGGCTGCTCCTGTTCATGTTTGCTACATAAGCGGCAAGCTCGATGCTTTCCAGCTCCGCGCCGGTGTAGTTTTCTGTTATGTATTCCGCCTCGAAGCGATCAAGGGTTTTGTAAGTAAGCATTGTTTTTTTCATGGTATAAACCTCCTTTTGTTTTGTGATTTTGTTTTGTGTTCTCTTTTGAGAGAAGCCCCGCCGCCGGTGGTGATCCGGCAGCCCGTCCTCCGGGCGGGGCGGCTGTTTGTGTTATCCGGCGATCTTTTCGCGGGTTTCGTTTTCAACCTCGGCGCTGCCATACTCGCGGCGGATTTGATCGAAAGATTTTTTGCTGCCCTTATAAAACTTTTTTTCGTATGGTGCAAAGTGCCATTTGTGGCGGGCCTTGCTCCATGTATAGCCGGCCTCTTTTAATGTATCGCGGGCGGCGTAGGTGTTGCCGTCGATCCATATCCAGCAGCCGACGATCTCAATGTTAAGCCCGTCAAGGTGTACCACCTTATAAAGCGCCTCACGGATTGCGGCATCCTCGGCCTCGCTCCATCTGATTTTTTCCTTTTCGTCGTCCAGCTTTGCGCCGGCTTTGAGAAGGTCGAAAGCCTCTTTATATGCGGCGTTGATCTCCTGCATTTTTTCGGTGCTGCCGCCGTTGTCCGGGTGGTTAGCTTTGAGCAGGTCGCGGTATACGCTCCGCAGCTCTTCAAGGGTTTTAACTCCTGCAAAATACTTTTCGTTGTTTGTGTTTTCTGTTCTTTTCATAGTCTGATCCTCCTTTTTTTCGTTTGTGTTTTCGTTGTTTTCGCCGGCGTTGCTGCCGTTTGTGTTTTCGTTTTCGGGATCCGCCTCTATAAATCCGGCGGCGATCATAAACTTTTTGAAGTTTTCGCGGGCCGCTTCAAGTTTTGCGGCGTTTTGTGTGAGTATATCCAGCAGGCGAGGCGTTACACTTGCGACGATCTCCGATTTTTTGCGGGTTGTTGTGAGTTGTAACCCGGTGCCGTGTACCATGATTATAAAATCCGCTGTTTTTCCGGTGCCGTCCTTGAATACGTCGAAAGTATAACCGGCTTTTGTAAACATCCAGCCGTCAAAAGCCTGCGCCTCTTGCATCCGGTCTTTATTAAGTCGCAGCGCGTAAACTGTCGCGGCCTTTATTTTTATAGTTGCGTCGCCGTCGGTGATCTCGTCGGCGTTGTATTCCTTTACAAGTAAAGCATTAAGGCCGATATATTTTTTTAATTCGGCGTTGATCTTTGCGAGGGCTGTTTTTTCCCGCTCCGCGTCGATGATCTCGCGATCCTTTTTGAGCTTTTCGGCCTGCTCGATAATGTAACCGTTGAGCGTTGCGGCGATCTCGTCGCGGTCGTTTGATTTATTGATTGTATCTATTAAGATTTTGAAGTGGTGGACGCTACACGGTAAAAAGTTTTCGAGGTTTAGCTCCATTTTTCCGGATCCGCTGCCGGTGTAGTAGTTGATTGTTAAAACTGTCATTTTTTCCGCCTCCTATCTATTGATTTTTTCCTGCCTTGCCTTTATAATAGGGGCTATAAGTGGCAGGCCTTAAAGCCCCTTTATATTGATTTTTTACTTTTGAGCGGTTAGCGGTTCGGGCTTGCCGCTCTTTTTATTGCTACAATGTATTTATGATTTTTTCGAGAAGATCAACAACTTCTTTTAAGCTCTTTGCCTTTTTGACATTCTCTAAAAGGGAAAGTAAAAAGGCTTTTAACTGTTTTACTGTCATTTTCTTTTGCTCCACTTCTTAACCTCCTGCCCGGTTTATTTATCCTTGACGGGTGCTAACCCGTTCGGATGATGCAATAATAGCACGGGTGCTAACCCGTGTCAATACCTTTTTTGAAATTTTTTTGAAAAAAGTTTTTGAGAAGTGGCGCAAAGCCTTATTTTATGCGGGTTTTCTGTATAAAAATTTTTCTGTAAAAATCCGTAAAAAGCACCCGCCGCACCCGATCACAACCACAACAGCACCACCGACAGCCGCACCCGATCACCCGCACCCGCTCATATATCTATATAGACAACAGCCAACAACAGCACCACCAACAGCCGCCGCCGATCTCCCTATATAGGAAGCACACCACCGACAGCCGCACCCGATCAACACCACACAACACCAACACCACCGACAGCCACACCACACCAACACCACCGACAGCACCACAAACAAAAAAACAACACCACCAACAGCAGCAGCAGCGGCACCGGATCACCGCAAAACAGCCCCGACCGGCAGCCCCGCCGGGGCCGTAGGTACTGCCAGCCGGGGAGCCTCCCTTGCGGGTTCGGAAGCGCAAAAGTTGGTTAGGTACATATAGTTTTTCCCATTTCCAGCTGGCCGGAGCCAAAAAAGGGATACGGGTTAAAAAAATAAAGGTTGCAACCTGTCAAGGATTGATATATAATGATTTCAACAAAAATAGACAGGAGGGATGCACAATGGCTATGACAGACAAGAAGAGACTGACAGACAACGCATGGCAGAAAAAGAACTACAAGCGCGTAGGAGCAAAGCTGTATAAAGAAGATGCGGAAGCATTTGAAAAGTATTGTAAGGAAAACAATATCAGCATGAACGCAGCAATCAAGAATTATATAGCCCAATGCATAGGGAGACCGCTTACAGTACGCAGCGAAGCATCGGAAGAAGAGAACGAATAAAAAAGAGCGGTCGCCCGCTCAATACTTGTCTATGCCTAAAAGATCATAGACGGAAACATCAAAGATTTTTGAGAAGTATAGCAATTCAAAATCCGGCACGACACGATCACCGGTCTCGATTCGGCTTATAGCCTTTTGATTGATATTATGATCGAGCAGTTGGATTTTTGCGGCGAGCTGCTCCTGCGACATTTCCGCAGCCTCGCGAAGCTCCCGTATCTTTTGGCCGGAGATATTGCATTTCCCGGTATGGCACTTATATAACTTCAAAATTTTTTACCTCCCTTTATGCCAATAATGGATAACGCAAGTAGACACTATCACGTTATTTCGCCCGATATTATCCCAAAGATGACTAAAGGGAAGAGAAAGGGGCAAAGATTATGAATAAAAAAACAAAGATCATGGCAGCGGCAGTTATTACGATGCTGGCAATATTAACCGGATGCGGCAGCAGCGCGGACAAAGCAAGCGTACCGTTTGCCTACAACGAGAGAATAGGGGCAGATTACAACGAGACAATTTCAGAACTGAAAGAAGCCGGATTTGAGAACGTGACGACAGAAACAGTATCGACCACAAGGGAAGATATGGCCGGGCAGATAACCAGCATAAAGATTGACGGACACAATACATTTACAAAGCTGACGGCATACGACAAGCAGGTGCCGGTAGTAATTAAATATTATGAACTGCAAGCAAAAGAAAAGGCCGAGGATGTTCCCGACAATAATGACGGGAACATGAAAGAAACAGAAACGGCAGCAGGCGAAGAAGATAAAAAGAGCTTCGGGGATATATACATGATGATCGGCACGGCAATGTCTATGTCATTCGGAGAAAACTACGATATGACATACGATGATAGCGGTATTACGGTAAATGTATGGCAGGACGGAGTAGCAGAAACGGCGGTGCTTGCGAAAAACGGAGACAAGGAAGCGAAGGAAACGTGGGATAAGTTGGCAGAAAGCATGAGGAAGATGTCGGAAGAAACAAAAGAAAAGACAATGATACAATACGGCTACGGAGATAAAATACTTGTAGTGAACGTATTAAATGATGCAGCAAAAGACAATACATTATTGACCGTATCTGACGGAGTAGTATTTTACGATGCGGTTAATGAAGTAAATCTGACAGGGCAATAAATAGACAAAGATAGAAATTTCAAAAGTTAGCAACTTTCGCAGGTTTTCTGTGATATTATTATAGCGTGAAAATTTAGCCCGTGGCAAAAGTCACGGGCTTTGTCATGCAATCATGGAGGACACAAGATGCCGAAGCGGAGCGATAAAAGAGAATCCGCAAAGGCTGAATATATCGCCCGAAAAGCAAAAGGCGAAAAAATAAATTTGCGGGAGCTGGCCGAGCAACAGGGCGTAACGTATCAGACCTTGCGGAATTGGAAAGCGGCTGACAAGTGGGATGAACAGATACCGAAGCGCAAGCGCGGCGGGCAGCCGGGGAACAAAAACAGTAAAGGGAAAAAGAACGCCAAAGGACATCACGACGGCGCACCCATAGGAAATAAAAACGCGGAGAAAGACGGAGCTTATAGCGCTGTCTTTTTTGATATGTTGTCAGAATCCGAAAAGGAGCTGGCAGCGATCACGCCGACAGGCGGCAAAGCGGCGCTCGTACATGAACTTCAAATACTCAAAGTACGGGAGCATAGGATTTTAGAAAAGCTGGCGATCTATGAGAACGCCGAAGAAGATACGCTATATCTGAATAGCCTTATGGATATGCGGGTGCCTGCAGGAAGGGGCAAAGCAAAGAAAGACGGAGCCGTGCAGACAATGGGAATGTACAGCAAGGATAGTGCTTTTGCAAGGTCTCTGAAATTACAGGAAGCATTGTACAAAGTGCAAGGCCGCATAGCAACCATAGTAAACAGTCTCCGAGCGCTCGAAGAAGCGGACAGGCGGCATGAGCTTGATAAGCGAAGGCTTGAAATAATGGAAATGAAAGCGACGGGAGCCATCGAGATAGCAGAGCCGGACGGCGGAGAAGAAGTAGACATTGATGTTAAAGAGCTGGGAGAGATAGCGGATGAAACTTTATACGAGTAAGGTTGTAGCGCAATGGTGCGGACTTACAGAACGCCGAATAAGACAGCTCCGAGACGAAGGAGTTATTGCAGAGGATAGACCGGGATTGTACGATCTGCAACCAACAGTATTGCGATATATAAAATATTTAGGCGGAGCCGGTAAGGAAAGCCTGCAAACAGAGAGAATGAAGCTGACAGCGGAGAAGCGCAAGGCAGCCGAAATGGATAACGAAATGCGGCGCGGTGAACTGCACAGTACAGAGGACATCGAAACAGGCATTAAGACTATGTGCTTAAATATCCGCAGCCGGTTTCTCGCAATGCCTGCAAAATTGTCTCCGGCGCTGACGGCAGCGGGAGGAAATCAAGCAGAGATTTTCGACATTCTCAAAAGCGCCATAGACGAAGCGCTGGAAGAGTTAAGCGATTACCGCGTTGCGCTGGCATTAGAGGGCGGTGCGGATGAAGAAAAAGACGGAAAGAAAAGCAAAGACAGTAAACCTGCCAAAAGCGACGGTTGATATGCTGGCAAGGTGCATTTCCACCTTAAAGCCACCGCCGGAGCTGACACTATCGCAGTGGGCGGACACATACAGGGTATTATCAGCAGAGAGCAGCGCAGAGCCGGGAAGGTGGCACACTGACAAAGCACCATATCAAAGAGAGATCATGGACGCTATCGGGGATCCACATATAAGGCGAGTAGTTATCATGTGCGCGGCACAGCTCGGAAAGACAGAGCTTTTATTAAACATATTGGCGTATTTCATGGCATACAGCCCAGCACCGATACTTGTCATGCAACCAACACTTGATATGGGGCAGACATTCAGTAAAGACCGTTTAGCGCCGATGCTGCGAGACACACCGGCACTACGGGGCCTTGTGGATGTAAAAAGCCGGTATTCCGGCAACACGATAATGAAAAAGAACTTTCCGGGCGGCCATGTAACCATAGTCGGTGCAAACAGCGCGACAGGGCTTGCAAGCCGTCCAATCAAGGTATTGCTGGCTGACGAGGTAGACCGTTACCCCGGAAGCGCCGGAACAGAGGGCGATCCTTTATCACTGGCACAAAAGAGACAGACAACCTTTTGGGATAAAAAAACGGTCATGGTATCAACGCCGGTTATCAAGGGCCACAGCCGAATTGAGACGGAGTTTAACCAGTCAACAAAAGAAGAATGGAATATACCTTGCCCGGAGTGCGGACACTATCAACCGCTTACTTGGGGCAATCTGATATTTAACCCGGACGATCTGACGAAGGAACCGCTTTATAAGTGTGAGCGGTGCGGACACGAAGCCGGGGAGTACGCTTGGAAAGCACAGGGGAAGAAAGGGAAGTTTGTAGCAGAAAATCCCGACGCAGAGACAAGGGGATTTCACCTAAACACTTTAGCTTCAACGTTTTGCGGGTGGAAGGAGATCGTACAAAAATTCCTTGTAGCAAAAGAGCAATTAGATCAAGGCAACCCCGAAGGAATGAAAGTATGGGTAAATACGGAGCTTGGCGAGACTTGGGAAGAACGCGGTGAGACCGTGGAAGATGTGGAACTTTTCAACCGCAGAGAGATTTACGAAGCAGAAGTGCCGGAGGACGTGTTGGTGCTTACTGCCGGAGTAGATGTACAGGACGACCGTTTCGAGGTAGAGGTTGTAGGCTGGGGAGTTGGAAAGGAGAGCTGGGGCATACGCTATCAAAAAATATATGGCGATATGCTCAAAGAGCAAGTATGGGCTGATCTTGACAATTTCCTTTTGAGCGGATTTACGAAGAAGGACGGCACGGTATTACACATACTGTCAACTTGCATAGACAGCGGCGGCCACCATACGGATCAAGTATACAGATTTACAAAAGACCGGTTCGAGCGAAGAGTGTGGGCGATTAAAGGAAAAGGCGGTGCGGAAGTATCGTATATCCGAAACCCAACAACAAATAACCGTGTCAAGACACCGCTGTTTATTATTGGCGTGGATGCAGGAAAGGCGCTTTTATACCAAAGATTGAAGCACGAAACCAAAGGCCCGAATTATTGCCATTTCCCGGAGAATGAAGAGGCGGGATATGATGCGACATATTTTAAGGGGCTAACAAGCGAAAAAATGGTGGTGCGCTTTAGGAAAGGGCGAAGCGTCATTGTATGGGAACTGAAAGACAGCTCATACAAGAGGAACGAGCCACTTGACCTGCGCAACTACGCAACGGCGGCGCTGGAAATAGCAAATCCGGTACTGACAAAAGCAGAGCCGGGCGTGCAAAAGGCACACAGAACAACAGGCCGCAGAATCGTAAGCGGAGGTATTTAACATGGCAGTATATACAAAAGCATTATGCGAAAAGAAACTGAATACTTGGCTTGCAGCAGAGGAAGCGATAGCAACAGGGCAGCGCTACCAAATCGGAACGAGGATGCTAACGAGAGCTGATCTTGAAGCAGTGAGAAAAGAAATGGAGTATTGGGCGGCGAAGCTGGCGGAAGCCGAGGCAGAAGAAAAGGCGGGCGGAAGAAATAGGCTATTTCGCTTTGTGGCCCGCGACGTGTAAGGAGGGCTTATGGCAAAACCGAATATCATTGATAAGGCGGTGGAAATGGTCGCTCCTGTTCACGCAGCAAAAAGAGCGGCGGCAAGGGCGGCGCTATCCGTTATCGACTCCGGTTATGGAAATTACGGAGCAAATCAGACAAAAAAGAGTATGCGCGGCTGGGAATACTTCGGCGGAAGCGCAAAAGAAGATATCGAGGACAACATAGATGTATTGCGACAGAGAAGCCGCGACGCATATATGGGGATCCCGGCAGCGTCGGCAGCACTAAAGACAATGCGTACAAATGTGATAGCGGGAGGACTTATACCGGCACCACAGATTGACGCAGAATATTTAGGAATGACAGACGAGCAGGCAGAAGAAATGCAAACAAAGATCATCAGAGAATTTTCTTTGTGGGCTGATACGCCAATATGCGACGCTGAAAGAATCGACAATTTTTATCAATTACAACAGCTTGCGTTTCTGTCGTACCTTATGAACGGCGACACTATCGTACTTTTGCCGGTAAAAGAGGCAGCAGGACAGCCATACACTTTGAGGGTAAGGCTAATTGAATCGGATAGAGTGTGCAGCCCAAACGGGTACGACAGATTAACGCCGTGTACTGTGAACGGGTATAACGTGGAGCAGATCGTACAGGGCGTAGAGACGGACAGAGACGGGATGGTGGTTGCATACTGGATATGCAACAGACACCCGCTATCAAGCAATGCAACAATCAAGCCGGGAGAAATGAGCTGGACGAGAGTTGAGGCGTACAGCAAGAGAACGGGCCGACGAAACGTACTGCATATTATGAACCGTGAAAGAATCGGGCAGCGGCGAGGCGTTCCGATACTGGCACCGGTACTCGAAGCGATCAAGCAGCTTGGAAGATATACAGACGCAGAAATCACGGCAGCGGTATTATCCGCAATGTTTACAGTGTTTGTAAAATCGGAGACCGCAGGAGACGGGAGACCGTTCGGAGAGTTATTACCACCGGAGGAATTGATAGACAGCGCAGATCAAAGCAGCATTGAGCTTGGCCCCGGTGCTATCGTATCGCTGAATCCGGGAGAAGGAGTAGAGTTTGCGGATCCGAAGCACCCGAACACGGGGTACGACGCTTTCACAAACGCCATGATTAAACAGATCGGGGCGGCACTGGAAATACCACCGGAGGTATTATTCAAGCAGTTCACGACATCATATAGCGCGGCAAGGGGCGCACTCAACGAGTTTTGGCGCACTTGCTCAATGCAAAGAGACTGGTTTACCGATGATTTCTGCACACCTATATACCAAGAGTGGTTTGCGGAAGCGGTAGCGAGAGGAAGGATTGATGCGCCGGGATATTTTGACGATCCGGCAATCAGAAAAGCATACATGGCTTGCGACTGGAACGGCCCGGCAAGGACAAATCTTAATCCGGTACAGGAAGTGGACGCAGCCGTTAAGAGGGTGGACGCAGGATTTAGTACAGCACAGGAAGAAACGGCGACAATGACGGGCGGAGATTACAACCGCAATATCCGTCAGAGAGTAATCGAGGCAAAGCGGAAGAAGGAAGTGGACGACATTATCAATCCACCACAGAACGCACCTTTTGGAGCGCCACAGCCGATACAGAGACCACCGGCACCACAACAGGACGAGCCGGACAAGCAAAGGAGGATGTAGGATGCCAAAAGTAAAAGCAAAAAAGTTTTGGCAGTTCCGCAATCAGACAGAAGAAAGCGCGGAATTGCTTTTATATGGCGACATATCGGACACAAGCTGGTGGGGCGACGAAGTAACCCCGAAACAGTTTGCAGACGAGCTTAACGCACTCGGAGGGATAAATGAGATCACAGTACGCATTAACTCCGGCGGCGGTGATGTTTTTGCGGCGACCGCCATAGGAAATATGCTGGAACAGCACAAGGCAAATGTTACAGCAAAGATCGACGGACTTTGCGCAAGCGCAGCAACAATCGTTGCCTGCCACTGTTCAAAGGTTGTAGCGGCAAACGACAGTACATACATGATACACCCCGTTAAAATGGGGCTGTTCGGTTATGCGGATGCCGTGACATTGCAGCAGTACCTTGATGCGCTGGGAGCTATCCGCGACAACATCATTTCCCTGTACGCCAAAAAGACGGGAAGGAATAAAGACGAAGTAGCGGAGCAGATGGATAACACAAGCTGGTTTACCGGAGCGGAAGCAAAGGAAAACGGCTTTGTGGACGAGCTGATAGACGAAGCCGAGGACGAAGAGACAGTGATCGAGAACCGAGGCGGTCTATTATTCGTAAACAGCGTCGAGACACACATACCATTCAACGACGCGCCTAAATTCGTACAGGACAATTTGGCAGCAGCCCCCGCCGCCGATTGTGTTGTAAATACAAGCCCGGTCAACAAAGAACCGGTAAAACCTAAAAACCCAAAGGAGGTAAAGAACATGGAAATTAAGACCGTGGACGACCTGCGCGGAGCATACCCGGAGTTGGTCGGAGCAATCGAGGCGGCGGCAGCGGAGACGGCAGCAGCAAGCGAACGTCAGAGAATCCGCGACATCGAAGAGATGTGCCTGTCCGGTTCGGAGGATTTCGCAAACGAAGCGAAGTTTGAAAAGCCGATCAGCGCAGCGGACTACGCTATGCAGGCAGTCAAGAACGCAAAGCAGACAGAGAGCGCTAAAAAGCAGGCGTATCTCGACGGCGTGAAAAACGATGTTGCAGACAGCGGCATGGACGGTGTAGCACATGAAACTACTACTGCGGCACAGCAGGACGAGTTTATGGACGCTATCAAGGCCATGGGGCAGAAAAAGTAAAGGAGGATAACACATTATGAGCATGGATTTAGCAAAGAAGGAGTTTTCAACAGCTCCCGAATATCTCATTGCTGGCACCGCGATCGGCATTACCACCGACGTAAAGACAGCAGCTTCCGCGCTTAAAAAGGGCGCACCAATCAAGATCGACGGAAACGGCAAGGCAGCAAAGATCACAGCAAATACCGATACGCCTTTCGGCATTGTTGCGGACGACGTGGCAGCAGCAGACGACGAGGTAGTGGTTTATCTTGCAGGAGAGTTCTTCTCCGAGGCATTGGTACTTGAAACTGGTGTAACCGTTGCGGGTATCAAAGATAAGTTCCGCAATATCGGCATTTTCTTAAAGGACGGTGGCAAGGCTTTTTAGTCGGCCTGTCGGTTGATGCCGATATAGCGGCAGGCACAGACTTACTCGGCAAATCCGTATCTGATATTCAGTCGGATGTTGAAATCGGGGAGTTTGGCGTGTCCGGCAGCTTAAAATATATTACCGGTTGGACGGCATGGAGCGGAGACGTAGAAGAGCAGAGCGGAAACTACCTTGCCTTGCACTTTGAAGTCGAGGACGACAGCGACGCAACAATCACCGTTCAGCTCACAAAAGGCAAGCACGGAGCGGCAACACTCGACAGCGACGGCATTTGCATTTTCCGTATCGAGGATGCAGCGCAGGAGATCATTGTAACAGCATACAAGGACGGTTACAGACCTACCACAATGCGCGTTCCTATTCACGGACTTGTGTTAGAGGAGGAATAAAAGCATGGTACAGTACGGATCAACAGCCCCGGTAAAGGGCAAAGAAAAGGAACAGAAGGAAAAGACAACAGCCGAGACCGCAAAGAAGGCGGCAAAGGGCGAAAAGAGCAAGGAGGAAAAAGAAAATGGCTAACGAGATCAACATTTATCAGCCCCGATATCTTGCAGAGGTTGTAAGACAGGCTCCTGCAGTACACACTTTCTTCCGCGATATGTTCTTTAAGAACGTAAAGACTTTCGCGACAGAGAGAGTAGATATCGACATCGTAAAGGGAGATCGCCGCATGGCGGCTTTCGTACATCCGAGAGCTGGCGGACAGGTACTTGAAGATAAAGGATTTAAGACGGAGAGCTACAAGCCCCCTCTTATCAATCCTTACGACGTTACAACCGCAGATCAGCTCATGGACAGATTGCCCGGAGAAGATATTTACAGCGGCATGACACCTGCGCAGAGAGCGGCACAGAAACTTACAGACGAGTATAACCGTCTCAACGACGCTACCACCCGTCGCGAAGAGTGGATGGCTGTACAGGCTATCGTAACCGGTCAGATTCCGGTTGTAGGAAAGGGCGTAAACGAGGTTATCGACTTCGGATTTACAAACACAAAGACCTTGACCGGAAACAATCGCTGGGGTCAGAGCAGCGCGAAGGTGCTTGACAACCTTGACGATTGGGTAGAAGAGACACTTACTAACGGATTTGTCAATGTAGATATGGCAATCATGGGTAAAGCAGCGCTTCGCGCCTTCCTTTCGGATGCAGACGTGCAGAAGCAGCTTGACAACCGCCGTATCGAAATGGGAATCATTCAGCCTCGCGACCTTCCTAACGGCGTGAGATACATCGGCCACTTAAACAAGCCGAGCCTCGACATCTACGAGTATGGCGAAGTGTACTACGATGATTGGACTGATCCTTCCAACCCGGAGACAAAACCTCTCATTCCTACCAACAAGGTAGTGCTTATCAGCTCCAACCCCAACTATATGTTGGCTTATGGCGCCTGCACATACATTGAGGACGCTACGCAGCAGTGGGTTACAGCGCAGACCGCAAGACTGCTCCGCTCTTACGTTGAGCATCACCCGGATCGCCGCATGATCGAGCTGCAGGCACATCCCCTTCCTATCCCCGATAAGGCGGATAGCTGGTTGGTAGCGACTGTACTGTAAGAGGTGCATCTTTAGAGATATAAGCCCCACCCGGAGAGAAACCGGGCGGGGCAATTTTGGCGGAGGTGCAAATGGCGTTATTCGAGTTAGAACAAATATACGGAGAAGAAGCGGGGCAAGATTATACGCCGCCTACATTCAAGGATTGTGTGGCAGCGGACATTGACCTTGCGTTTTTCAACGGCAACGAACACGCCGACCTGCACAAAGTAGACGGTACAGAATATCTCGTTATCGTTGAAGAAGAGGACGTAAGGGAACATTCGGCGCATTGGGAAGCCGGAGCAAAGCAAAACTTTGATACAGGACTATACAATGCGCACACGATACTCTTTATCCGCGTAAAAGATTACGGGCCGAGACCGAAAATCGGAAAGTATTTAGTGCTGGACGAAGGTACAGACCACAAAAGATCATACAAGATCGTACACTGCGAGGAAGATTGCGGCGTATATCGTATGACGATGGAAAGGGTGAGACAGTAAATGGCGAACACGGTTTACAATAGCGGGAGCTATACTATCACAGTGGTAGGTACGGAAGATGTAGCAAAGGCACTCGGAGACCTAAAAGATAAGACGCCGGCAGCGGTGAAGGTTGCCATAAACGCAACGGCAAGGGAAGCAAGAAAGCTGATGATCGCCAAAGCGAA